AGGAGCTGTTGGCGTAGGAGCTATTGGCATATCCTTTCCTGTAGCAGTTGCTGTAGCACTAACTGTCTTGTTATATTTACCAGATGCTTTCCCCGCTGCAACGGCTTTTGCTAAAGCAGCTTTCTCTTGAGGAGTTTTCGCTTGTCTAATATTTGTAGCTGTTCCTACTTCTGCTCTAAAATCAGAAGAGCCACCTAATGGTTTTGCCTGTATGTTTGTTGCTAGCTTTGCTTCAGCCGCAGCTTTCGCTTTTGCTTCAAGTGTTGGATCTATACTATTAGCAGACCCACTATTTAAACTAGCTGGTAATCCACCTCCTGTTTTAGGACCGTTACCTCTACCTGCTGTTTGAGTATATGCCATCTTATTTTTTCTTTTTGATTATTGTTTTCTTTGCTGCAGCTTTTTCTTTCATTTGCATTTTTTTGCCTTCGCCTTTTTCGTGTTTAGCCATTGCTGTTTTAGAACCGTATTTTTCGCCGGTTGCTTTTTCTGTAACCATTTTTTTCATAATAATTATTCTTCAGTTTCGTTAACATTTTTTTTATCTGTGTATAATCCTATCCACCTATTAATGGTATAGCCAATAGAAACCACTAATAACATTATCTTTAATACTGGTTCTACTGCGGTCATGCTTATGACCATAGCTGTACTATTAAATAAATATATTTTTAAATCAGTATGCCCCATTAGAACGTCCTTTTGCTTTTTGAGTAATTGGACAGCCGCACGCCATAGGTTTATCATTATTCAAAATAATGCCATTGATGCCAGAACTAGAACCTTTGCCTTTTGGTAAAGAATCAGTATTAAAAGGACCATTCCACAAAGCGTTAGCGCCAACTCCTGAAGTTTTAGCTAGTTTGTCATGTGAATCCATTGGGTGTGTTTTAATATTTAAGTTCATGATTAATATGTTTGTAGGTTATTGTTAGGCATAATTTGTGTTTGTGCATTTTGCGGAGCTGCTATCGGAACGCTAGGCATACTATATTGTACAGGTGCATTAGCATCCATAAGAGGAGCGCCAACTGCTCTGTTAAATGTATTTGGCATTTGCATACCATTTACACCCTGCAGTGTTTGCATATTACCCATTGCATTTGGATTAATTGCATTTGATTGCAATTGATTCGGGTTTAAGTTATAGTTGTCTATCATTTTAATTATTTTTATTAACGTTTTCTATTGCTTTTTTTAATACTATATCACTATAGGTTTTACCTTTCATTATAGGGTTTCTTTGTGTGCTAGTAGGTATTTCTTCGATACCAAGCATTATGCGGTACATTCTACTAATTAATTGTTTGCACTTAAAAGAAACTTTATATATGTGGTATTTCTGTGTTGTGTGATTTCTAGGTCTCCAAACAACTATCCATCCTTCTTTTAATAGGGAGTTCCATCGTCTATTGTCCCAACTATATGAATATGTACCTATCTTAAAATCTTGTTTTGTGAAAAAGTCCATACAATCAAAGTATATAAGCAATTCTAAATCGGCATCTGATAACTCATTTGTTTTACATGCCCATTTACGTATTATTCTATAATTTTTTAGTAAGTTAAGTTCTTTTATGTCCTTAGCTTCAAACCGTTTCATAATACAACAACTATATCTTGCAATTTTATAATGGTATACTTATCGCCTTCAAATTCTATTCCGTGACCAGCATGCTTGTCGTAGTATATCTCATCCCCTTCAACAACTGCTTTTATATCGTCACTAACTGATACTATAACTGCTTCTCTATATCTAATATCTTCTTTATCTTTTTCAATCAATAGAAGACCCCCTTTTGTTTTATCTGTAACTACTTTCTTTGGTAGTATAATTATATTATTACCTATTGCCTTCATTGATCCTCAAATTATTGATTACACAATCGGTTGATAATATTGTAACAGCAACTGACGCTGCGTTTCTTAATGCAGACTTAGTAACTAATAACGGATCAATAATGCCCGCTTCAATCATATTAACCGTTCTATTGGTTATAACATTTAATCCAAATCCCACACGCCTATTTGTTGGTATTGCATCAATACCCGCATTTCTTAAAATAGTATAAAATGGCGCAGTGATTGCATTTAGTAATGCCATTTCGCCTGCTGAGTCTGAAATAATAATTTCTGAGGCATCAAGCAAAGCAATACCGCCACCAGGAATAATCCCTTCTTTAATAGCCGCTTTAGTTGCGCAAATTGCATCCTCAACTCTATCTGCTTTTTCTTTTAATTCAATATCTGAATTAGCACCTACTTTTACAATAGCTACTTTAGCACATAACCTAGCTAATCTTCTTTCTAATCTAATAACTTCACCAGGAGGATTATTATCTAATAGCTTTGTTTTTATCTCATCTATTAGTTTAGTAACATCCGCTGTTGGTTCGCCGACTTGTAATATTGTGTCGCCATCACTAGTTATGCTTTTTAAACATGAACCTAAATATTCTGGTTGAATTAAATCCATGTCGTCACCAAGATCTTCGTTAATAACAGTCGCTCCTGTTAATAAAGCTAGGTCTGATAGCATGTCTTTTTTACTTATACCATAAGTAGGGGCATTGATAACGTTGACTTTTATATTGCCTTTAACTTTATTCATTGCTAATGCCGATATAACCACTGGTTCTACATCCGCAATAATCAATAAAGATTTATTTGTTTTTATAATATATTCTAATACTGATTGTATCTGCCTAATATTTTCAACTGGTGATTCAATAATCAATACCTGTGGATTATCTAGTTCAGCAGTTTTTTTTGTATGGTTTGTAACAAAATGAGAATTAACTAATCCTTTATCATATTGTACTCCGTCTAATATCTCAATTTCAGTTTCAGCTAGCGATGATGATTCCATCATAACGATACCGGTCTCATTAACCGCTCTAAATGCATCACCAATAATCTTTCCTAATATAGGATCATTGTTTGTTGATATGGTTGCAATCTGGTCAATCATTGTTCCGGTGACTGGCACTGCAATAGATTCTAAATATTCAATTACTTTTTCAACAGTGCTCTCAATTCCATTCTTAAGTTCTCTTGAACTAATAGCGTCTTTAATTTCATAAGCTTCCGATAAAATAGCATGAGCTAATACTGTTGCCGTAGTTGTTCCATCGCCTGCTTCTTTAACCGTTTTTCTAGCCGCCTCTTTTAGAAGTCTCGCTCCCATGTTTTCAATAGGGTCCAATAGCACAACACTATCCGCTACAGTTACACCATCTTTTGTAATTACAGGATTACCTGCTCCATCTTCTAGCATTACACATTTACCACTTGCTCCCAATGTTGAACTAACAGCCTTAGTTAATTTTGTAATACCTTCAAAAACCTTATTCTTGGCATCATCGCCAAAACTTAAGTTCTTAACAATTGCATCTGACATATTTATTTGATTTAATTTAATTTGATTATATTCCTATTATTACGCAGTATTAATATTTTTTAACCAAATATCTTAAGTACACTTATTTTATTATGATATTTATAAACTATAAATCCAACAAGTATAATAAATAATAAAGCAGTTAGATGTAGAATATAATTTGCTTTTTTGATTATTTCTTTTTTCTTTGCTACAGTTTCTTTTTTAATTGCCGTTTTTTGTGTTTTAGACGTGTTTAAATTAGTCTTTTTACTTTTTGAATGTATATTACTATTAGTCCGCTTTTTAATCGTTATAGTGACGTTTTTATATATTTTACCATCAACAATAAATTCTGCACAGGAATCAATTGGCTTAATAATTATATCTTCTAAAACTACTTCTTTTTTTGTATAACTACTATCTGCTACTTTTATTGACAATGTATCTTTTGTAATTGATACACTGTCCGATTTAATAACTACCTTATCCGTGATAACTTTTCTAGAAGCGCATGAGGAGAGCATGGCTATAAAAATAACAGCCAATGTAGCAGCTAGCCAAAATACGATTACACCTTTATTTTTTTTAATCATTATGTTATTGTTAAAGTTATTTCTTTTGCTAACTGCATTTTCTTAAATAATCTATTAAAAG